TTGAAAGAGTTGTATGCGGCTAACGGACAAACAGGTTACATCGCGAGCAATCGTGTTGATTTCACTGTGACTCTGCCAGAAGCATTCAAGGTTTTTGCTTGCGCAGTCTGATCACTGAACTGAATTGAAATCACCCTCGGCTCGCAGAAATGCGTGCCGAGGATTTATGCCGAATGTGAAGATGATTCAAGGAGTTGTGACAGCGACTGGCGTTCACGCGCCGGGCGAAGTCATCGCCGTCGACGAGCGCACCGCAATCGAGTGGCTCGCACTCGGTTATGCCGAGCGCGCAGACTCCGACGATGTGCAGTGCTGCTCGCGGGCCGTGCCATGCAAGGCAGTGAAGAAGGGAGCGACACCGCGATGAGAGTCAACACCACGATCACGACCGCTCCGAGTTTCATGGCGGTATCAACTGCGCAAGCCAAGGCGCATCTGCGCATATTCCACTCGCTCGACGACACCTACATCGCCGCAAGCAGCGGCGGGTCGACATCGATCATCACAACAGCGCAGCAGATGATTGAGAACTATTGCGGAATCGTAATTTCAAACACGACATTCACCTCGGTCTATGACTCGTTCCCACAGAACACGCCAGTCCAAGGCTCGAGCGGCGAAGTCTACAACGGCTCGTCCTACGAGATCGCCTTGCCGCGCTCGCCGCTAGTCAGCGTCACGAGCGTGCAGTATGTCGACACCGACGGCAATACACAGACGCTGTCAGCGTCAACCGACTACACCACCAAGTCATACAACGGCATTGGTCGCATCCAGCTGCTTGACGGCAAGTCATGGCCGTCACTGGTTGGCGGCGGCGCAGGCGTTGTCACAGTTGTTTATGTGGCGGGTCACGGCTCCAGTGCAACTGCGATCCCGATTGCGCTCAAGCACGCAATTCTGATGATGTGCTCGACGCTGTACGACTACAGATCCACACTCGCTCCGGGTCAACAGTACGAAGTGCCCAACACCATCTCCGCTTTGATTGCTCAGTACAAGAGCGGAGAATATCAATGAACAGCGGCATGATGCGCACACCGATGGTCATCGGCGTACGCACGCAGACCCTGACTTCTTTTGGCACTCCGACCTACACCTACACCACTGGCGACACGATTTTCGGCGAGATCAAGGACTCGAGCGCGGTGGAGAAGTCAAACCACATGGCTTTGAGTCAAGTTGTCACGCATCAGATCACAACCAACTTCTACCCGGGCATCAGGGCATTCGACCGCTTCACGGCGTATCTAAGTCGAGGCACTGGCGGCTCTGTGATCAGCACCACATTCGAGATTGTCAGCATCGTCGACTACAAGTCTGCGGGTCACACGCTCACCATGCAATGTCGAGAGGTGCAGTAATGTCGAGCGACGGCAAGATCATCAAAGGCTTGGATCAGTTCCTTGATCAGATGAAGACCATGCGCACCGACGATCTGTACAAGGTTTTGAAAAAAGCCGAGATCAAAGCGTTGACTAGACCGCGAGACAAACTTGCAGGCTTGTACGGCACATACATCGGCAAGAACGACGACAATCAGACCGAGGCTCAAAAGTCGTGGCGATGGCGTGCGAATAAGCATCAGCCAATGCATCCGATCAAGGAGAGCCGACTTCGTATTGCTCACAATATTTACAGTCACAGAATCATTCCATACGAAATCGGAAAGAACAAGGCCAGCGTGTGGAGCCGCATTTGGGGCTATACGCAAAACTCCTGGCTTATCGAGCACGGCCGCTACAAAGATCCCGCACGCGCATACACAGGCTGGAAAATATTTCAATATTTTTTCAAGACTCACGCCGCAACCATCAACGCCAAATTCACTGAGGATGTTGGATACGGACTCGACAAAGTATTCAAGCGCATCGCAAAAGAAATGAACAGGGCTGCACGATGAAATTCGTAGAAGCCATCCATCTCGCTTTGCAGCAGTCTCCAAGCGTGATCACAGGTCTTGGGTCTTCGACCAAGATCTTCCAGTCGTTCGTCACGCCAGCGACTCCAATGCCGTTCATCGTCGTGAGTTCGCAAAGCGATGACGGAGCCAGCCCAACACTTGCAGGAGCCGACCGCCTGCGGGTCGCCACAGTCACAGTCGACTGCGTGCATTCATCGCTGATCTCTGCGGCCAACATTGCAGACCGCGTGCGGGTCGATCTCTACGCGGCGAGTGGAACACTGGATACCACAACTAACAGCCCGATGACGATCCAAAGCATTCGCATCGATGGCACAAACATGAACTACGACCTTGGCGGCGAAGGAACCGAACTCGGTGCTTTCGTTTGCAGCGTCACTCTAAAAATTTACTACTTGGCATCGGCTCCATCTCCAGTCTCGTTGACTAGCGTCGTCCCGATTCCATAACAACAAAGGAATACTCACATGGCAATTTCAGTAGCAAACGGTGGAACAACTCTTACATTGGGAACCTCGCCGGGAACACTTATCGGAGAATTAACCTCGCTCAATTTTTCTGGGTTTGGTTTGTCAGCCGTTGAATCGACAAATCTTGCGGCAACCACAAAGACATTCTTACCGGGCATTATCTCGCCGGGAACAATTTCCTGCGATTTTAATTCTGACGGTGGTAATTCTGGTCAAGACTTGATCAAGTCCACAGTCACCGCACGCACTTCTATTGCGTTTGCAATCGCAAGCGCAGAAGCTTCGACATTTAGTGGCTCCGCAATCATCACAGGCTACGACTACAAAGCCGCTGTCGATGGAGTCATCACAGGATCCGTGACTTTGCAAGTCACAGGCGCACTCACCATCACCTAATCGAGAACCCACATGTCAATCCGAGAACAACTACTTGCACTCAAGATCCCAACCGCCACCGTCAAGGTTGCGGGCATTGACGGTCTCGTCTCGCTTCGAGGACTTTCGGCCTCAGATAGAGATTTGTGGGAGCAGGAAGTTTTCTCGCAGCGTGACATCAAGAAGGGCGTGAAGAACATCCGCGCCAGTCTCGTCGTGAGGTGTTTAACCGACGAGGCTGGCGTGAGACTGTTCACGGATACGGAGATCGCAGAAGTAGGCGCAATGCCTGCGAGCGTGATTGACAAGTTGTATGAGCACTGCCAGCGTCTCTCGGGTCTCGGCGCAAAGGACGCAGAGGAACTCGAAAAAAACTAAGAAGCCGCCCGCTGCGATTGTTCATGTTCACGCTGGCGGCTGAATTGAAAATGACTGTTGCAGAATTAGGAGATCGAATGTCGGCTCAAGAACTCCAAGAATGGATTGCATATCAGAGCATCACTGGATGCCTTGACTCACGCCAGCGCGGTGACCTCGGCGCGGGCATTGTCGCGTCAACTGTTGCCAACGCGCATCGATCAAGCAATTCCAAGTCGTTCAGCCCGCATGATTTTATGCCGTACTACGAGCCTCCGAAGCAGAACCCGCAGCAAGCACTTGAACAACTCAAGCAAAAGATGGGAGTCAAATAATGCCAGTCACAGGAAAGATGACAGTCGATCTCTACGCGAATCCTGATCCGTTCGTGCAAGGCATGAAAGCAGCCGAAAATGCCGCAAAGAAAAGCGGTGCTGGCATTGCAAGTCATATTGAAAAAATCAATGCAAAGCAGATGAAAGGCGCAGTAGGTGGATTGCTAGGCGGCTTGGGAACCATTGGCTTGATCGATGCAGGATTGAACGCAGCCAATGAACTTGTAAAAGGTTTTAGAGATGGAAGCATAAAAGGGTTTGGAGAGGCTGTCACTGCAATCGGGCAAACCATCGCCACGACACTTGAAGGATTGCCGATCGTCGGATCGGGAGGCAAGTTAATTGCTTCCATGCTTGACGCAGGCGGGTACATGGGCGGCTCAATGGGAGCGGAGCAAGATCAGCAACAAAGTCGAATTGATGCCGCCAATAAACAAAAGGAAAACGCATCTGCTGCTCAGTATGCAATGAGAATTGAAGCAGAAAAATTGCAACTTGAAACAGAACTGCAAAAGATAAAAGACGGAACTTTCTTCATAGAAAAATCTTCCGCAGAATTAGCAAAACAAGCATTAAGCGATCGCATGATGAACGCTGGCATGTCATTAAACGCTATCTATGAAGCGCAACAATTATACGATCAGGGTTTAGCAGATAAAAAACTAGATGATGATGCGGCCACTGCTGCTATCACCGCAAAGAATGAACTTGCCTCAGCTCAAAAAACATTAAATGATCTACAAGATCAGGCGACTCGATCGACAATGTCGGTGCGAGACGCTGAACTTGACCGCTTGGCTTCAATGGCAGGGATGACATCTGAAATGGTTGCGCAAGCAATGGCCGCGTGGGATCTTGTCGAAGCGGGCAAAGCAAACAAAACCCTAGTTGAACAAACACTTGAAGCGCAAAAGACAGCCAAAGAAGATTACACATCAGGCATAGAAGCATCAATCGAATTGAATCGTGCAAAGGCTAATCGCACCGCCAGCGCGACCAGCGTCGACTCCGCGCTCGGGTCGATCAAGTTGCAAGGCGTGACAGACTTCTCAAAATCAAAAGAGATTGAGAAGGCGAAAGAAGCATTCAACAAAGCGATTGAGACGGCTTCAAATACCAAGGGCACATACGACCAGTTGGTCAAACTCAATCAAGCCATAGGAGCAACGCCATGACAATGGTATGGGAACAGACGAGCCGAACAGGTTCCTACGATCGCGGCAAGTGGACAGGGTCGACGACATTTTTGATTTATGAAACTACAGGTAATTCTCTTACTGTTCACGATATTCGTAATAGTGCTTCTGCCGCAGGCACTCTTGATTTCGGGGCGGGCGACGAACTTACAATGGAATTATTGATGTCGTTCACAGGAGCGACCTATACGCCAGTGCAAGATGGCTCCGACAAATACTGGACAGGCGTTCATAGTTTTGAACAGTCTACGACAATCGATGGAGTTTCGGCTGAAGGTCAAGACATCTTGCAGGAAAAACAAGTTGGCTTCACTTCCATCGAGGTCAACGCGCAGGCGAATATTGTCGATGTGTGGCGCACTGGTGCGACGCTGCCGACATCGGACGCTCTTAAAACTGCTCCGTCTCTGATTGATATTGCTGGAAATAAAGTCGACAGCGCAGGCGATCCTATTTCAAGCATTCAAGGCGTGCTAAATATCAGCGTGCGAAATGTCGTGATTGGTCGACCTGATTATCTTGCATATGCAAACACGATTGGAAATAGGAATAGCGCACTATTTACTTTTGGAGCAAGCGCAACAGCATCTCAAAATCTTGCTTGCCCAATCGGCACGCTTGTATTTGATGGCGCAACCTCGAGCCGTATTGGCCCGAATCAATACGAGGTCAACTTCTCATTCACGCTCGACACACAGACATTCCACTTAAAACAAGTTCCACTTCGCAACGGCGACGGCAGCGTGGTTCCCGATCAAGTAACTCCCGCAACTGTCGTATCTGTCAGCAATCCGTGGCGAGCCGCCAAAGTTTATTACAAACAGCCATTCCCCAACACTTCAGCATTTAGTTTGCTTGGCGTGGTGACAACCTAATGAATCTCAAGCCGAACATCGATGGTTCATTCGGCCCATTCTCGCAGCGAGGATTCAAGAAACTCACGGATAAAGTCAACGAGAAAAAACAGAATGACTTGAGTCGCTATGCGCCGCGAGTGCTCAATGTATTCCTCGCCAAGATCACAGCCAATACAACTGTGATCACAAATCGACGCTGGAAATATGCGTGGGAAGAAGCCGAGCAATACACGGACACCGTGCAGAAGTTTCAGACCAAGGGTGGCAGCGCGATCACCAGTGCAACTACAGTGATCGGGTTTGCGTACAACACGGTCGAGGCATTGCAGCAGGCAAGCGGGACATCTAACGGCCCAGGCTTTCTAAATGCAAATCTCCCGGTTGGCTTTACATTGCAACCGATCGCTACTGGAACGGTCGTTCTGATGCACGCTTCAATCAATGCGACAGATGGATCGCAAGCGTTCTCATTCTGTGTCTCCAACGCCATCGACGGAACCTGTGCGTAATGGCTCCCGCAAAGAAGACATCTTTGACACCGCTTCAAACGACTGTGCTGGTCGGGCAGTTGGTCAGCATCCTTATCGCCTTGGGTCTTTATGTTTCATCACTCGGCGAGAAGAATGCGGTGCTGACCCGCATCGCAGAGGACACGAAAGAGTTGCGCGTGACAGCCGCCGAACTCACAAAGGCTGTCATACGCGGACAATCAATCGACGAAAAGCACACTGAAGCGATTGCCGCGTTGGCAATCAAGATCGATGCTCGGATGAACTCGAAATAATGGAGGACTTATGGAATTTCTTTCTCACGCTCTCGGTACTACTTTCTTTGGCTGCCTGCTATTACTGGTTGGCTGGCTCTGCGGCTCGGTGTTTGGATTTAACGAGGTTAAAGCGAAGTGGTTCGACAAGCGATAATTCTCGCCACCCTCACAGCGGGCTGTTCAGCGACGAAGGAGATCGCCTCCAGCGCAAGCGTCGCGTCAAGCGCCGCACACTCAATCTCTGAGCGGAGTGCGTTCATCATTACGCACTCCGCTCAACCCGAGATCGTCGCTGCAGCCGTGACCATTAAAGCAGACGCGGCTGTCGTCTTGCATGAAACAAACCAAATTTCTACAGCCGTAAGTCAAGTGAAAGACATAGTGCCATTTTGGATGACACTGCTGCAATACGGTCTACTCTGTGCAATTTTGCTTGGAGCCGTGGCATTGCTTTGGATGACAGGCCTTGGAACACTTATACGAGTTGCCATAAATTGGATCCCGCGCCGCGTGCAGAGCGAGGCAGACCTAGCGCGGCAAGCGATGTCGAGCGAAGACCCGACAACTGTCCGCGAACTCATCGCCGCAAAGCGGGCTGCGTCGCCGCTGTTCAATGCGGCATTTAAGGAGTCGGCGAAATGAGTCTTATGGGGAAGTGTTGTTGTGGTGGGTGTACCACTACCGCTACTTGTAATTGTTTGCCATCAAGTTATCAAATGACTTTTCAAAGTTTTACAATATCTACTGGCCTCGGAACTTTTACATTACCCGCGCAAACTGTTACGGCGTACAAATGCTGTTTTGCTTACGACGCAGGCGATGGATATGGAACGGTAAACAGAATTGTTTATCGTCCATCTTTAATCAATATAGGATCATATACATATACAAACTGCTCTCCATCGGTTACCGTACAAATTTATTTTTTAATATTTTTCGGAATAAATTTATTTAATGCAAATTATGTAAATGGCGCTTATGATCCTTGCATTGTTAGTATGTACTATGCAGTATTTACTCTCTTTAATAGTCCTTGTACTATTTGTTTAAGCACTCCATCTGTTATAGATGCAAATACAGCGTGTCATTTTGTTGGAACAAATGAGAACTGTTACGACATAAATGGAAATTTGTTTTCCAATACATTTATGCAAGACGCTATAAGCAGTTATTTTGATGATTGCGCTTGTGCCACATATAATCTATCTAATCCATGTTGTGGTTCTTATCCTTGGCTTTTATTAGATTCTAGTACTTCTTTGATGAATTCTCAAGACAACCAATGTAATTTAATAAATGTAAATGGGGGTTTGGGATATGGGTCTACTTTCGTAGGTTCAGGTGTTCCAGTTATTTTTGTTTTATCATGATTTCCTGCGACCACTGGAGCCAGTGCGGAATGAACGGCGGCGGGTGTTGCGCAGCGGATCACTACGGCGGCAAGCCATCATTCGGCGTGTGCAATCAATGCCCGCATAGGGTTGTCGATGGCGCGTTGATTGCACCACAATCAAAACTCGAACTCTCCCGCGCCAAAGCAATAGCGGAAACAAAATCAAAGGCGTTGGCATACGCCGCCGCCGAACTGGCACACGCCACCCAAGGCCCCGCCAGCGAAGCCGACGCGGCGGCGCGACTGGCGATCTGTATGCCGTGCGAGCATCGGGCTGTTGATTACAAGGGCATGACCGACGCGGGCGGCGTGGGTTGGTGCACCAAGTGCGGCTGCGGAAACAACCCGCGTGCGATGCTCACGGTGAAGGTGACGCTGGCAGGGGTCGAGTGCCCGCTCGCAAAGTATGGCAAGGTCGACGGCACTGGCGCAACGGTCTCCAGCGCGGTGGACGCGGTGGCGGGACTGGCGAAATCAATCATCCACAAGTTGTCAAGTTAAGTGGCAATTAAACTTCTCAAATGTGGCGGCTAAAGCACAAATAACTTTCGACCGAATGTCGGAGAATGTTTAAGACTTTTCGCAGCTTATTTCGTCTTTGTACTTATAAAGCCTACAATACAACCCTTATGCTGACACTCACGGACGAAGTTCTCGCGTGGGAAGTGTGGCTCGTTGATCAACAGGGCTACGACCGCCATCATTCTAAGAATGCCGGGAGATGGGCGCGGCGTTGGGTTGATCACGCAGGCGAAAAACTCACACCTGCATCGTGCGTCGCATGGTTAAGTGCGATGAGCATGAGTCGCAAACTATCGCCGCAGACCGTGCGCAATCGCATGAGCCTGTGCAGACAGTTCGCGGGTTGGCTCGTAGTTCAAGGTCGTTTAAGTATAAACCCTTGGGTGTCGATACCCGCTCCGCGGGGACGCGCTGGCGTAGGCGCAGACGCACTCACGCAAGACGAAGTCAATAGACTCATCGTCGCCGCCGAGCGTGCGGCGCGTCATCCCGATGGCCGCATACGCAACAACGCCAACGCCCGCGCTGTGCTGTACAGATTGCTCAACGGCACTGGCATGCGTTGGGGTGAATGGCGTTGGCAGCGGTGGGATGACATCGATCTTGAGCGTGCAGAATTAAAGGTCACAAAAGATAAGAGTCGACGAAGAGACACACTCCCTATATCTGCAAGCGTCGTGGCGACGCTGCGAGCGTGGCGACAAGTGATCGCAGGCGAGATGGTGTTCATCGATTACCCAACTCAGAAAGGACTTGATCGTGACATGAAGTCATGCAAGATTGAGGGGCGTGGCAAGTGGCATCGGATGCGGGTAGGGTTCATCACCAGCGCATTTGAGTTGTCAGTCCCGCCCGAAGTGATCATGCGGCTTGTCCGTCATCGAAGCGTAGATTGTACGCACCGCTACCTTCGCCACAAGGATTCGACCCTTAAAGCAGGCATAGAAAAAATTTCACAATTCGGGAAAGATTTATCATCTACAGCCCTTGACAAGCAGGAACAGGCATGTTCTGCTGCACATGTGTTCAAGCCCTCCACTACTACAAATGCAGCTGATGAGTGTCCTCGCGGGGGCTTCGGGCTTGAACACTTGAACCCTCGTGGGGACTCTCATCAACTGCAATCAGACCTAGGTCGGGCTGGCGGGATTTGTAATCCGCACCCGATTGACCGTCTGATCCAAACGCTTGGCAATCTAGCCGAGCAGCTAAGGATTCAGAATGAGCAGCAAGGACGCAACATGGGGCGACAGGGCAGAAGATGTGATATTGGCAATGGATCGGCTTCGAGGATTGGCCGCGAGGATAGAGGCGACCAAGCCAAGCGAGGCGAGGCAACTCCGACTAGGCGCAATGGCGATTCAGTTGACAATCGCATGCCGACTCGGCGATGTGATCCGTCTACTTGATCCAGTCGCAGAGGCAGATCCGTCAAGCGTGATGACAGCGTGCGAGAAGATTCTTGCAGGCGACCGACCGAAGGAGATTCCGCTGGTCTCGCTTGGGCAGGGCGACATGGTGCGCGAGATCCTTGAGCGTGACCTTGTGAGCGAAGTGCAGAAGTCGTCGTTGATGCAGCGTGCTGTATTGGCGTGGCGACAAATGCGAGGTGCAGCATGACTTTGCATCTACGAAATTGCATTGTGGAGAATCTGCCCGCGCAGGCATATCACAGCGATGACGCTGTCGGGTCGTCGCTGATTAGATACTTGCAGAAGAGCACTCCACTGCACGCGCTGGAGATGCTTGCTACTCCGATGGCATCTCCTGCGATGTCATTGGGAACTGCACTGCATGCGGCCGAACTTGAACCCGAAAATGATTTGGCGCAGGCGGTCGTGAGTCCTGATGTTGACAAGCGAACAAAAGCAGGCAAGGAAATACACGCCGAATTTGAATTGGCTTATCAAGGTCAAGGTCGCTGCATTATTTCAGCAGATCAGGCGCAGCAGTTGGACGGCATGATCGCCGCGTGCGAGCGTGATTGGCGTATCAAGCATTGCCTCAGCGCATGCAAGAAGCGTGAGGTCAGCGTGTTCGGCGAGATCGGCGGCTTCCCTGCCAAGGCTCGTCTCGATGCGTGGAACGGTCACGGCATGGTCTGTGACTTAAAGACCACACGCGATCTTGCGGGAGATTTTGAGAAGTCGATTGCGAGTTTTGGATACGGATTGCAAGCCGCGTGGTATCGGGCTGTTTTGCGTTCCGCAATGTCAGCGACTGGTCGCATGATGCCTGACGACTTCTCATTCGTGTTTCTTGTCGTCGAGACCACGGCTCCATTTGGAACTGCGGTCTATCGCATGAGTGATGAAGTGATGGACGCATACAGCGAGCGACTTGTCGAGTTGCAGAAACTGTGGTGGAAATGCAAGGCAGAGAACAAGTACCCGGGATGGCCGCAGGACGATGTCGTTGACATTGGTTTGCCAGCGTGGGCGATGAAAAAATTACAGGGCAACTATGACAAACGAAATCATGTCAACAGATCAGCCGACACCGCTTGCGCAGATGCAGCGGGCAAAGGCAATCGCCAAGGAGATTGCGTCGACCGTCTCGCATCTCATCGTCAACATCCAAGGTCGGCAGTATCCGACCGTAGCGTGGTGGCAAGCGGTGGGATGGGCATTCAATGTAACAAGCACCGAAGTAGAGGTAGTAAAGCAGGTAACAGACGACGGCTCGATCGAGTACATGGCTGTCGTCTCCATCGTGCGAATTGACACTGGCGAGACCGTCAGTCGTGGCTCGGCGATTGCGTCGAGCGCGGAGCGTGCGCCGTGGGGACGCTCGGCATTCTCGGTGCGATCGATGGCGATCACGCGAGCGACTGGTCGAGCCTATCGACACGGCTGTGCAATCATCCCGCATCTATTAAAGATTGAGAGCACGCCAGCGGAGGAGATGCCGATTGAGTCGGCGCAGCCCGAGGCGCGTGCGTTGCCACCAGCTGCTGCATCAAGCAGCGGGTCGAGCAGCGTGATGGCGATGCTCAAGCAGTCTGTTCTTGAGGAGCAGATTGAAGGTCTAGCCGAGCAAGTCAGCGAGATTGCCAAGGAACTTGGACACAAAATTTCAGCCGCGTCGGCGCAAGCCGCAGCGGAAAAGGGAAGCACATCTCGTGAAGATGTTCGGGACAGACTCGTCGCCAAGGTGGCGACTGGTCACAGCAAATTGTCAGAAAAGAAAGCGAGTAAGAAATGAAACTGATATGGGATGCACCGCAAGAGTTAAAGACCGACCGCAAGTTCGAGGAGATCATTCTTCCCAAAGGCGTTTACACATTCACGATCACAAAGGCAGAGTTTGCCGCCGACAAGTACAAGGTGAACGAGCACAACAAAGATGGGATGTCGCTGAAGTTGTGGCTTGACACTGAATTCCAAGGCAACAACAAGCGGATCTTTGCGACGATCGGCGTGCATGAGCCGCACATTATCAATACGGTGGTGATCGCCTGCGGTCTCCCACCATTGAAGCGAGGCGGCTCTTTGAACGAGCAGAGCCTGATGGATGTCAGGGTCATGGCATCAATCGAGCAGTACACATCAAAGGTCGGCAAGGTGAGCAACATTGTCAAGGCGTATCTGCCTGCGCATCCTGCGGCCGTGACAAAGCATGCTGATCCTGTGCCAGTCGACGACACCGAGATTCCGTTTTGAGATAAGCCCCGGACGGCGGGCGGCGGCTTATACGGTAGCCGTCGCTCGCTTTAACAAACGCAAGGATGCGAGATGAAAAATTCAAAATACAACCGCGCTCCGTTCCCTTGGTTTGGGGGCAAGTCAAAAGCAGCGGATTTAATTTGGGCACATTTTGGCGCAGAATGCGGAAATTATATTGAGCCGTTTATGGGATCGGCGGCTGTGTTTCTTGGTCGCCCCGCAAAGTTTGACGGCTGGGTAACTCTTAACGATCTTGACGGACTCATAGTAAATTTTTGGCGAAGCGTAGAGCGTGATCCAATGGCCACGGCGATCGCCGTTTCTAATCCCGTTTTTGAATGCGATCTTCATGCAAGACACTTGGCTTTGGTCAATAAAAAAACTGCGCTTGCAGAAAAATTGATGGCTGATCCTGATTTTTGTGATCCTGTACTTGCGGGTTGGTGGGCTTGGGGCGCGTGTGTATGGATTGGTAGCGGGTGGTGTGACGGTAGCGGGCCGTGGCAGTCAAAACTAAACGATGATGGTGTGCCAGTGCTTACGCTTAACGGCGGCACGGGCGTGAATCGCCAACTCCCGCACCTTGGCAACGGCGGCACGGGCGTGAATCGCCAACTCCCGCACCTTGGCAACGGCGGCACGGGCGTGAATCGCCAACTCCCGCACCTTGGCGACGGCGGCACGGGCGTGAATCGCCAACTCCCGCACCTTGGCGACGGCGGCACGGGCGAAGTATCTGCCATGCTTGAAAGAGCCTATGAATGGTTCAATACGCTAAAAGATAATTTACGCGGTGCGCGTATTGCTTGCGGAGATTGGGAGCGAATTTGTTCACCTTTGTCTATGGCTAGAAATGGAATATGTGCTGTCTTGCTTGACCCGCCGTATTCACAAACTGATCCAGTTTATGCCAAGGACTCAAACACGGTAGCGCATGATGTTCGAGCATGGTGCATTGTAAACGGAACTAATCCAGCATTAAGAATTGCATTATGCGGGCATGACACTGAACACAACGAACTAGAAAAAATAGGGTGGCGGGTATTAACTTGGAATAAAGGCGGCGGTTATCAGGGCGCGGATGACAGGGAGCGCATTTGGTTTTCGCCAGCGTGTATACAAACAAGCGAGCAAATGGATTTATTTACAAGCAAGGATGCGACATGAAACTTAAAAGAATGCACGACAGCGTCGAGTCGTTCTATCTAGGACTTCTCGCGGGCTTGATCGGCATGTGGTGGATCCTCTACTCGTGGGGAGTGAACTATGGAAACTGAAGTCATCAGCCACGCATATCGCTTGCTGCCCTACATCTTTGCAGAGGACGACATTATCGAGATACGCACGCTTGGCGCGATGCGCGTGCAGAAGTGGACGACGCTAAAGGACGCACCCGACATCATTGCCGACCTGACGAAACTCGGAGGCAGTGCGACCGACATGTACTTCGGCGCCAACCCGAGAGCGAATAAGAAGGGGGGCACGGCCAAGGATGTGAGCATGGCTCGATGCCTGTACGCAGACTTTGACGGTGGCACGACCATCGAGCAGGCCAAGATGCGCATTTTAGAATCACTGATCCCTGAGCCGACCGCGATTGTTGCCACTGGAGGCGGCGTGCATGCGTGGTGGAGGTTGTCGGAACCTTGCCTTGACATGGATATTCACTGTGCGCATCAGAAGGCACTTGCGGCTCGGCTCGGCTCTGACAAGTGCATTCACGACGCTCCGCGCTTGATGCGCTTGCCGGGCTTTGTGAATACCAAGTACGACCACCGACCGCTGTGCTATGTGGCCGCAGTCGACACGGACAACACTTACTCGCTTGCGGACTTTCCTGACCCGACGGATGGAGAGTCGGAGCGAGTGAGTGTTGTTGTGCCGC